TTGTAACCGGCATCGACTGGTTGAGGGTCGTTGCAATCGCCTTGATACCAAGGCCAGCCAAAGAAGCGGCATCGGTTGCAGAAGCAGAAGCCCCGTACTGGAACGAACGCCACGTACCCGAAACCGTGCTGTTATCGGTCAGGTAAATCTGAAAGGTCGTGCCTGATTGCGGAGCGCAGATGACGGTGCCGGTAGCGGTCTTAACCGTGAACGTATTCGCGCCGACGTTGTTAAAGAGAACCGTTTCACCCGTACCGGCTTCGGTCGCATCCGGCATCGTGATGACAAGGCTAGTCGTCGTCGCGTTAACGTCCATGATCTTCGCAACGACATCGGTGGTCGGAGCAGACTCAAGCGGCCAGTCCAGAACTTGATCAATCGTCAGCGATACATAGCGGTACGAGACATCGCTCGGGTAGAGGTTTGTACCTCCGAAAACTTGTGTGTAGGTGGTCATGCGGCCTCCAAATCTTTGTTGCGTTTCCTTGCCTCAAAAGAAGCCCAAGCCGCTTCTGACCATGGCCTTCCAGTTTTTGATTGTGAAATTCTATTGCAGGTTTTTGCGCTGCGCTTTTTGCCCAAATTTGAAATTGATAACTTCTTCTTCCACTCTTCAGATTTTTTATGACCCTTGCCAGCCGCGCTTAGCTTGGCCCTAGTTTCTAAAGAGAGCTTTGTTCCTTTCTTTCTTTCAAAATAAGCAAGCATCTTAGGAGTAACCTTCCCCTTTTTAGACGCAGCCATTTTTGCAATAACTTCAGGAGTCATGGGAACGCCATCTCCACCATGAGTCATGTTGTACCCATGCGGAAGAATTGAATTCAATTCCTTTATAAAACGAATCTCATGCTCGCAAGCTTCTTTATGATTTTCACATTGAAGAAGAAGCTCAACCGTAAAAGCTGGTACACCATAGACACGAATGGCATCCGCAAGAGCATAGTTTCTTTTCCATCTTGCATTTTCGCAATGCATTTTGAATCGCTCGTCAATGGTCTTAGAGGTATAGCCAATGTACACCTTGCCATTCTGAGAGCATGTGATTTTGTACAGTGAGTACATCATGCCTCCCGGCGATTCGTGGACCGATCAACGATCTTCTGGAGGTCTTCGCCATTGAGCGCAGCCAGCGACCGGTCGTAGTAGGTCTGCCACAACTGAACGCGCTGATCGTCCTTCACAAACGGCGTGGCTTCCACCAGCGACCCGTACAGCAACAGGTTCGGCGCAAACTCGGTCAGCCAGTTGGTCTGGTTCGTGTCGTCCAACAGCGGCGGCAGTTCGTAGTACAGGATCTCCATCGGGTAATCCGCAGCCGGGGTCGGCACGAAGATCCAGTGCTTGTAGTCGTAATCGGCGTAAAACAGCGGCTGACCGGTTTGCGTCTCGTTCGGCCAGTAGCTACGGACGTATTCGTAAGAACGCGGGAAGACCGGCGTGTGGACGTTGTTATTCGTCCCGGTGCCGAAGTTGATGCTGATGGTGTCGCGCCAGCGATCCGGCTTGGCGTAGACCGCTACCCCAGATTGCATGGTGGTATTGACCACCGTCTGGAAGCCCTGAATCTTCAGTTCACGCGCAATCCGCCGCTCGGCTAGGGTGATTAGCCGGGGGATCTGCTCATAAACAATAGGGTCCGTCGCACCACCTCTTTCAAGGTAGTTCCGGATGTCCACTTGCAAACTGGTAAATGTCATCGACGCAGGCATACACCTCTCCTTAGTCCCGCGTCTTACCAGTCGGGCAAGACTATTTGGGCACGATTATACCCTAATTAAGACAAATATAGCCTCTGCTCGTCCAGACGGCGCTTGACAAGACCGGGAAGTACCCGACCCCCTGCCTTGGTCCATTTCATAAACTCTTCCGCCGCCTCTTCAAACTCACCCCGATTGGTTTTCATCCGAAGGGAAGAGCGTTGGAGATTGCCAAGGCCCACGTTGAAGGCAAAAGATACGAGAGCATCAAAGACTCCCTGACGGCCAACAGCAGCAGGGCAAAGTCGAACCACACCACGCTCAAACCGGCCAAGGTCTTGAGAAAGTATCCGGTCCACCTCGTCCATCGTGAGAACCCGGTCCCAGCCCTCGGGTATCGGTAGATTCCGGCGCTCCTCATACTTCACCGTTGCATGGGTGGGATCAATCACATGGCCAACACCGACAGTCCACAACAGCGCCGGACAGCGGTAGGGCTTAGTCCGGACACCCTCATGGTGCTTAATCATGTCGATGGCAGCTTTAGAGACTTTCACTTCTTGCCGAATGCTTGGGTACCAAACCAGAAGGCGATAATGGAAGACAGGATCAACATCTCGTCATCCGAGAACACTTCGGCCATCGCAGCCGCAAACGGCACGCCCGTGTTGTAGGCATACCACACACCAGCGATGTTGATGGCGACCAGCTCCAGCACGAAGATGTAAGTGACGACCGGGCGAACCGATGCCCGTAGATTGATCATCCACTGCGATGCGCCTTTGCCAATCTCCATGTCGTGCTGATACAGGGCTACACGCTCTTCGGCTGCGGACTGCACCTGAACTTGCTCCAGCTTGATCTCTTCGACCCGAGCTTGAGCAATGAAGCCTCGTTCAGCCAGCGCCAACTCGCGCTCCTTTTGGGCTGCGACTAGAGCCAGCTCGTGCTTCTTGTCCTGACGATCTTGGAAGATCTCAAGAATCTTGGGCAGTCCGCCAGCAAGGAACGACAGGAACGTGCTAATCATCGTCATCATTTGCTGCGCTCCTCTAGCAACTTAACTCGCAATTGCAGGTCGTAAATCTTATCTAGCAGCTCTTCTTTCTGCTTCTGCCGGTTAGCAGCACTGATCGGGCTGTCAGTCGGCACGCCCTCTGGCGTAATCAAGGCAGGCATCTTTCCTTCAATAGAAATCAGACGATTGTTGAACGATGCGATCTCCGTTAGTAACCAGCCGACAGCGGCCAGCAGAACCGGGAACAGCATATCCACAATCTTCTGCATGTTCATTTGTCTACCTTCTCATCCAACTTGTCAAAGATCTTGCCGAGCATATTTTTAATGTCGTCAATGTCTCGCTGGTAGGTCGTCTGAGTAACGTAGTTAAGCGGCATATTGCGAACGTCCTTATCCAAACGCTCAATGCTGCGGGTGATCTGGTTAAGGGACCATCCACCAAAGAACGCGGCTACACCGACAACGATGTTAAACAAGACCTGCATTTCCATCGTCAGGCCTCCGAAACCGGGACCTCAACCCACGACAACGTGGCTTCATCCCACGAGTACATCTTCGGCGGTTCGCCCGTGCCCGCATCTTCTGGCATCGGAACCGGAGCTTGCCATTGGGCATTCTCATCCAGCACCCACGACGGGTATGGCTGCGGAGCCACGAACGCATCAATGTCAGCGCGATAGGTGTAACCGATGCCAGCGTAGTTCTTGCGGATGTTTCCGTGATACGAAGTCTGTACCCAGTTTCCACCCAGCAAACGCTGGCAGAACGCGACACCGATGCTCTCGACTTCGTTGCCGTTAGCGTCAGCAGTATCCTTGTTAGCTACGACGATGACTCGCAGCACAACATTGTTGTCATCAATTTCAGCAAAGTGAGCCATGTTTAATCCCTCAAATGTAAACCGGTTAGAGACTTCTCATCCCCAACGTAACCAACAGGAAACGTGTTAAACGACAAGCTGATCCGAGTGTCTTCGCCCTGCACGGTCTGAACCATGTGCGTCAGGCTAGACGGGAACAGGATCAACTCTTTTGCAACTGCTTCAAACCACCAAGACTCGGAGTTGTACAAGTTCCAGTTCTCGGTCGGCAGGCTGATCTGCTTGTAGCCGTCCTTGTAGAAATAGATCTTGTCCGATTCCTTGTTGGCCTTGATGTACAGCACACCAGAGACAAAAGAGTTCGGATGAGCGTGTTTGTGATGCCACTGTTCGGGCTTGGTGTAGTTCAACCAAGACTGCGTGATCCGAAGGTTTACGTCCTTGCTCGGGGCATGGATCTCCTTCAGGTACGTCGCAACAGAAGCCTCACAAAAATCGCTCAAGCCCTTCAACTCAATGTTGTTGAAGACGTAACTATCGTCGCTCGTCGTGTTGCCTTCGTTGTTGTGCTGGCTTTGTTTCAGCACAAACTCCAACTCCCGCTCCGTGAACTCACGGTCGAGGTTGAACCGGGCAACCGGTGTGGGAAATATCCCGTGCAGAATCATGCAGCCGCCTGTTCAATTTGTTTGGCGTACTCGTCAAAAGCCTTCTGCTGCTCTGGCAACAGGATCGTGGGAACCGCATCTTCCAATTCCTTGATCTTTTCAATCGTGAACATGATCTCTTCCCACGAGGGTTTTGGACGGGGATCTTCCCATCGCGTGATCTCACGATTGCTGATTTCCCACTTCGCACCCGGACGAAGCAAGTGCATCGCCGTGTCAATACCCATGATTTGATACGCTTTCATTAGAAATTCACCTTGAGAATTACGATACCTGAACCGCCAGAACCGCCGTTACCACCAGCGCCGCTTCCGGTAACGTGACCGCCACCGCCACCGCCGCCACCAGTGTTGCTTGTTCCGGCGGCACCGGTTGTATTTGAGTTTGTTCCACTACCACCGCCGCCAGTTCCGCCGGTGCCAGCCGAATAGCCAGCAAATGCGCCACCGCCACCACCGCCAGCGTATGCAACAGATGAGCCACTAATGGCCGAAGCAGTGCCACTACCGCCGTTGCCACCGGTAGATACAGCGTCAGCACCCGTAGCAGAAGCACCACCACCACCGCCGCCTAACGCAAAGCTAGAGAAGTTTGAAGTATTTGCGCCGCCATTATTTCCTTGAGAGGGAGAAGTACTTGGAGTATTTCCAGCGCCACCCGCTCTAACCACCGGTGGCTGATACCCACCACCACCACCAGAGCCTCCATCTCCGCCAACGGGAGAAGAATTGTAATCTCCTCCTCTACCACCACCAGCGGAAGTAATGGTACTAAATACGGAATTATTGCCAGCGGTTGAGTTACTGCTTATCGCTAGACCAGACCCAACTCCACCGCTTCCACCAGCACCAACAGTAATCGTATAAGACTGACCTGCTGTAATAGCTAGACCAGCACCAGTTCTAAATCCACCGGCACCGGCACCGCCACCACTTAAAAATCCACCCCCACCACCACCGGCTACAACCAGATAATCCACGCTCACCGCGCCAGCCGGAGCCGTCCACGATTGCGTCGAAGTGAAGGTGTAAAGCAGGTAGTTCCCAAAGTTCAACTTCAGGATGACTACACCGGAGCCGCCTGCACCGCCGCCTTGGTTAAGGTTGGGAGAAGCTGAACCACCACCACCACCACCGCCACCAGTATTGGCGGTTCCTGCTACACCAGCAGAGCCGGGGTTTCCGTTTCCACCATTACCACCACCGCCAGAGCCGCCGGTTCCAATAGTGGTAGCTGAACCAAAAATGCCACCACCGCCACCGCCTGCATACGTTACAGACGATCCTGAGATAGATGAGGCTGTACCAGCACCACCGTTTCCACCGGCTGATCCACTTCCATTTGCGCCAACGGCAGAAGCACCACCACCCCCACCGCCGCCATCTACGCCGGTTCCAGCAGGCCCAGCTCCATTTCCACCATTACTTCCTTGAGATGGGAAGACAGAAGGAGTATTACCTGCACCACCAGTACCGGTATAAATTGCGCCACCGCCAGAACCACCGGAACCGCCTGCTACACCATTACCCACCGTGCCTTGACCGCCTCCGGTTGAAGTAATTGTGTTGAATACAGAATCATTACCTTTTCCACCACTGGTCGCAGAACCGGCTCCCCCTGCTCCGGCAGTTCCTCCCGCGCCAACTGTGATGGTGTAAGTAGATCCCGGTGTAACGGTTAAACCCGTTCCGGTACGCATACCTCCTGCTCCACCACCAGAGGCAAATCCACCGCCGCCGCCACCACCCGCAACCACGAGGTAGTCCACACTCGTCACGCCAGCAGGCATCACAAAGTTGGTGGTTGAGTTGAACGTCAGGATCGAAGCAGTACCCAGTGTGTACTTAATGAGGACGATGCCGGAGCCGCCGGAGCCAGCAACAGTGCCGCCGCTGGGACCGAATCCACCTCCGCCACCACCTCCACCAGTGTTAGCAGTAGCGGAGATTCCAGTTCCATTGGTAGAACCGTTGGCACCGCCGCCAGTACCGCCGCTTCCTTGCGTAGACCCGCCCGTTCCTCCGCCACCACCAGCATAAGTAACGGATGATCCAGAGATAGTGGATGCTGTTCCGTTGCCACCGTTACCGCCAGCGCCAGATGAACCAGTAGCGCCAACAGCAGATGCACCGCCACCGCCGCCCGCCGCCGAACTTGCGGTAGAAGGCCCGGCAGTTCCCGCGCCTCCATTATTTCCTTGTGATGGACTTACAGACGGAGTATTTCCAGTTCCACCTGCACGAGATGGGTTAGTGCTAAATTCTGAACCGGCACCACCACCAGAGCCACCGTTTCCGCCAACAGCAAACCTTCCGCCATAACCTCCGCCAGCGGATGTGATTGTGCTAAATACGGAGTTATTACCTGCGGTACCGTTGGCATTTGAAACGCCTGCTCCTCCCGCGCCGATAGTGACGGTGTAAGAAGTTCCCGCTGTTACTGCAAAACCAGTGCCGGTTCTAAACCCACCAGCACCACCACCGCCACCAAAAGCATCAGTGTTTGCTTGGCTTCCGCCACCGCCACCGCCAGCGACAACGAGATACTCAACCTCGCTCACACCAGTCGGCGGAACAAAGATTCCGGATGAAGTGAAAGACTGAATTACAGTCTGAACAGGGACTGTGTAGCGAAGGATGACGATGCCGGAGCCGCCTGCTCCACCCGCATAATCTGTGCCCGGAGCGGTAAATCCACCACCACCACCGCCGCCTCCGGTGTTTGCAGTACCCGCAGAGCCAACCGCGTTGGTGCCGCCATTTCCACCGCCGCCTGTACCACCAGATCCACCCGGCTGACCGCCATTGCTATGTGCGCCGCCCCCGCCTCCTCCGGCATAAGTTACTGAAGACCCAGAAATAGATGAGGCGGTTCCGTTTCCCCCTGCGCCCGGACTATTTACGTTTGGTGCAGATGCGCCAACCGCACTTGCTCCGCCACCGCCACCAGATGCGGCGCTTGCTCCACCGGCAAAATTTCCTGCGCCGCCATTACTTCCCTGCGACGGTGAAACAGACGGAGTGTTACCCGATCCTCCTGCGCTTGCTCCAGCGGGCGACAATATTCCCGAACCGCCACCACCAGAACCACCACTGTCCGCATTTGCAGGGCCGCCAGAGTTATAAAAACTAGCGCCACCACCGCCACCAGCAGAAGTAATGGAACTAAATACTGAGTTGCTTCCACTTGTTCCAATGGTTCCGCGAACAGTTGCAGCAGCACCGCCAGCACCGACGGTAATGGTGTAAGAAGTTCCTGCTGTTACAGATAATCCTGTACCTGTTCTAAACCCACCAGCCCCACCGCCGCCGCCAATAACTGCTCCACCACCAGCGCCACCCGCGACGACGAGGTACTCAACTTCGGTCACGCCGGTCGGAGCCGTCCATGAACCCGTAGCCGTGAAGGTCTTGACTTCGACAAATCTGTTACCGCCCACAACTCGGGCGAGCAGTAGCATCATTATTCCAGACATGCGATTAGCTCACGTTTCCGGTGATGACACAGAGAGACGGGTTAATAAATAGCACACTGGCTACGCCACGAGTAGAGAGCGTCACGCTGGCTTTGTCAGCATCGGTACCCGCAAGATAAGCCGTTGTTACCGGGCAGTTGATGCTGATGTTACCGGTCGTATTGTTGAAGACCGCCACCACATCGCCCGTTGCAAAGATGTCATTTGGAACCGTGATCGAACCGCTGGCTCCGACTTCAACGTATTCACCCACATCTGTTACCGCAAGCGTATAAGCCGTTGTCTTAGCCGTTCCCGCTGAGGGAATCGCTCGGATCTTTCCAGCACCGTCGAAGATGTTGGTCACCGTCGCGCTCGTGCCATTCAGCGTCGTGATCGTAGCCGTCGTAGCCGTTAAAATATTGATCGAAGCATTGTTCGCAATCGACAAGCTGGAGGGGTTAGTACCCAATTCCACCACAGCACTGCTGCTGTTCATGGTGAACAGGCGCTTATCAGCAGTATTGACTGCGACCTCTGCACCCCCGGCCAGGTTGGTCAGGTTAGCGGTAGTCGGAACCGCACTCGGGGTGTCGCTTTTCTTTAAAAGAATCGTGGGCATATATTCACCTGCTACTAGGCCCAGCCCCTAACGGGATGGTCGGGTTTGTCAATCGCCACTGACGCAATATTGTCCGGATTAAACCCGGTTGCGTCAATGACACGCACATTAGCGTGGAAACCGTCAACTGGTTTCATCTCCGGCACTTCGCCGTCCTCGGTTTGCAATACCTTGCCGGTCGGCTTGTAGATCGCGCCAATTACGTCCAGAGCGTATTTATGGGCGTCTGTAATAACGTAATGCGCGGAAATAGCGTCTGACTGATAGCCGGGATATACCACTTCTTCCTTGAACCACGCTTCTACAACCTTGGCTTGCTCCTCGGGAAACTCACTCCAGTCGTTTTTAGCAAACTGCAACAGCGCATCGCCTTCCAGTTTTTCGTGCCACAGCGTTTCCTCTATCTCGCCGTCAACTTTGTACGCATAGGCATACATCGTTTTATCCGGCACATTGAGAGCCGGTTGAGCAGGAACAAGACGCACAACGCCTGCCGCCTCTAATACGTCGTACAGGGCTGTGGCGTCGGCTGCTTTGAGGTGGTAATCGTTCATGCCGTGAGTGCCTGCAAAGTGCTGTTAGGTAGGCGCGTGGGGTAGTAGGCAATGCGGCTGATGGTGCCGTTAAGGTAACTAGCCGCATCGTCTCGCCCAAATAACAATCTGTTAATTCCAGAAGGCACCGTTACCGTTGTGTCGGTTGATCCGGCGGTTCCCGCTGCAACCGTTACCGAATTGTTCGCGGTAAACGCAAACGCAACTTTCTTTGTGCCAAGCGGAGATACAGAAACGGTATTGTTCCCTTGTAGTGCGCCACTAGTAACCAAAAATCCATTAAACAATGTTGCAGATGAACCGCTGCCTACTTGAGCGCGATTGCTGCTTGTTCCATCATCAACTCGCAAAACATTAAAATCTGTTGTTCTTGGAGCGGCAACAGTTGTTTCCGCCACAAACGTCCCCTCACTCGCGTTGTACCACGACGAGAAATTCGTCCCCGTCATGCTCGCCACATCTGCGTTGCGAGTCAGAGCGGTGGTGGTGGTTGGGATCACGCTTGTTGCAAATGCGCCAAGTTCTAACTGCGGCAGGCCGATGCGGAGGGTTACGTCACCAGCACCTGAAAATGTTACTAGTACTCTTGACCATTCAAAAGCGGTTGACGCGTTAGTATTAGTTCTTGTTTGAGTGAATCGTTGCGTTGCCAATGCGGCAGACGTTGGCACAAATGCCGAACCGTTCGCACCTGCCAAAAAATTACCGCCAGAATCATTTTCTACAATAGAAGTTTGAACCGTGACATTCGTTAAACTTCCACTAGTTAGTTTTACATAAAATGCTGTTGTCCACGTTTGAGCGTTTAATGCTGCTACGCCTGTTGGGGATTCTGGATAAATTGAGGCGCTAACTGCACCGGACGCTACAAACCTAACATCAACATACGCAATACCATTTTCGGTTCCAATTCCCACAATTTCTCTAGACGTAAGATTGCCCGAAGCGGTTGATATAACCCAATTCGTCGGCACAGTCCCCGGCGTCCCCGCTACCGCACCCTGCATCGTGTTGTTACGGATGCTGTTGGTACGCGCTTCCTCAATGAGCAAGCCGAGCGGCTGTAGCGTAGAGGGGTTGTGATCGAACCGTGGAACATTAGCCGCAGCCGTGGTGATGACCCCAGATGAGTTAACAAACGTAGCCGTTGAACCACGAGTAAACGTTACCCGCGAATCCAAGCTGCTGCGATTAACGCAGTCAATCATCAACGTCGGGTTAATGTTGGGGAAGTTAACTGAGAAACTCATCAGTAAGTTCCTCCAGCAATCGTACCAGTCAGCGATCCCGCCATCGTAATGTCAGTTACCGTAATCGCAGCCGAGCTTTGGAACGCCATCGAACCCAAGTACTGATTGAGCGGGATTTGGTTCGGGTTGGTTCCCACATCGTACTGAGATGCAACCAAGTACTGCGTCGTCCCGACCGTCTCAGAGATGGTTCCGCTTACAACCAGCTTTGACGAGTTGGTGTTCGTCGTTGTTCCAACAAACAAGATACTAGAAATGTTTGCTGTTGTAGCAAGCAGATTAGTAACCGTTCCGCTCGACGAAGTAAGCGTCGTAATGTTTGCTGAAGTGCTGGCTAAATTGTCTATCGTTGCGCTTGTCGATTTAAGCGTCGTAATCGTTGCCGAAGTAAACGTCGCATTAGTCAACGAAAGGCTAGATACCGTCAGGCTTGTAACAGCAAGGTTCGTAACCGTGCCGCTTGTATATGTCAGCGTCGTACCAGAGAGCGTCGTAATGTTGGCGCTCGTTCCAGTCAGGGTCGTGATAGTGGCGCTGCCCACACTGACGTTACCGCCCGTGATATTGACGCTGTTGGCGTCTTGAACCGCCATGGTTCCCAAGCCCAGTGCTATACGCGCATCAGACTGCGTAGAGGCCCCTGTACCACCGTTGCTGATGCCCAGCGTTCCAGCCATCGTAATGACGCCAGAATCGGTGACAGGGCCTCCAGAGAAGGTCAGACCGCTGACGGTGCTGGATACGTCAATGCTGGTGACGGTACCGCTGAAGCCCTCAGTCGCGCTGACGTTGAAGCTGGGGTATGTACCCGTGACCGAGATCAGTCCACCGCCCGTGATGACGACCGTTTGATCCGGCGCTGTGTTGGCGATGCTAATAGAGCCAGTCGCGTTCGTGACGCTGATAGCCGTTCCAGCAGAGAGCGAAGCCAGCGTATATCCGCTGCCGTTACCCACCAAGAGCTGGCCGTTCGTCGGCGTACCCGCAAGCCCCGTACCACCTGCGCTAATGGCAAGCGTACCGCCCAGAGTCAACGTACCCGCGCCCGTAATCGGACCACCGCTGACTGTTAGTCCCGTCGTACCGCCAGAGCCATCAACGCTCGTAACCGTACCTGCACCCGTGATCGTTAACCAAGTTGGTATGCCAGACCCGTTAGATGCTAGAACCTGACCCGGCGTACCCACCGAAGTCAGATCAAAGTTAGTTCCGTTGCTAACAACGACCGCACCCGCAACCGGCGACATCGCTGAGCCAGTGCCACCGCGACCCATCGGCAGAGTGCCAGTCGTTTGGTTTGAATCCGACAGATCCAAAGCCGGGTGAACGTGATCATCACGCGAGGCGTTAACACCTGTACCCGCTGTTACTGAGCCTAGGGGCTGAGGGGTGGCGCTTGAAAAGCTGATGGCCAGTGTGCGATCTGCACTGAGGTTTCCCCCTCCGGACAAACCAGTACCCGCAACAACTTGGCGCGAATCCGGAACGTAGCCGCTAATGACCAGCGGGGTCGTGCTTAAAGAAGTAACACGACCTTTCGTGTTGACCGTGACGACAGGCATATTCGCACCGTCGCCATACGTCCCGGCGCTGACACCCGTTACATCAAGCTGTTGATCACCGATGCCATCATTGGCTACGGCAATCGTGATGTCCGCTGAAAGCGAACCGCCCCCCGTCAGCCCCGTCCCCGCATTAACTCTGCGCGAAGCCGGAACCTCAACGCTTCCTTGAATCTGGCTGAACTGAACTTTGTAGGTCGTACCAGAAATAACAATAGGGAAATAACCAGCCGGGTCCGCAACCGGAGCCTCAGGAAGCTGGCTGATTCTGGTTGGGACGAGGTTCGTCGGCACGTTACTCATTTGACATCCTCTCGTCTCTTTTCCCATCTTGATTTGTGAGTCAAAGACATTTTAACTTTTGTTTCTTCTTTATGCTTTAACCCTTTGTTCCAAGCAGCCCTGCCGCGAATTTTCGCCATGGCTTTTTCGACTGCCTCTGCCGATCTTTTTTTACCTAAATTTGCCAGACGAATCTTTTGCTTTGTTTCTTCTGAAAGCTTTACACCTTTCCTAGGGCTTGGTCTTCCCATGCGAGAAGCAGAAAGCTTTGCTCGCGTTTCAGCAGTATGCTTTTTACCAAGGCGAAACTTTTGCCCAACGGTACCATCACCGCCCTTTGTGTCGTTATATCCATTGTTAAAAGTGTCATAAAGCTTAATCGCTTTTTGCTCTAAATCGTTAATCCACTCAAGAGTTGGACCGACAACAAGAAGCTCAACACTAAAGTTGTCTTTACCGTACTTCTGAATGGCTTTATGGAATCGTTGCTCACCACCACGAGCTGCTTTCCAGCAGTGCACATACCAGCGCCTCTTATGGCCTTGGCATGTCTGACCAATGTACATTCTGCCATTGCTCTTATTAGTTACTTTGTAAAGCTCGTATCTCATTACGGCTCCACGTAGTCGTCAAAGTTTTCAGTAGTAACAAATGTGTTACCGTCTTCGCTGATCAAACCAGCCGGATCGGTCGCAATCGGAACGTCGGGTCGGACAAACGGCAGCGTAATGCGCTCAGTCTGTCTCGCTGGCAAACGATACGGATCTAGTTCATCCAGATCCTCTCTGCACACCCGAAGCCCCGGATAGTTACGGTCCGGCATCAACTCAACAATCGGAAACTTACGCGAACAACGGTCGCAGATCCCGATTCCAACAAAAGCGAGTCCACGAGTATCTAGGTACAGTCCCATGATTATCTCGTATACGGCGAAATAAGCGGTGCCCAGTAAATCGGGCTGTTGTCCCGCTCTTCATTCTCAGCCTGAGCCAGCGCCTTCTCAGCTTTGGCTTCCAAAATTGGCATCAATTGCGCATCGACTTCCGGAGTCTCTTCCGCAAGCTTAGAAGCCAGCATCGCCACAATCGCATCAAACCAACGCTGCGGAACGTCCAGTTCCTGCGTCATGGTGCCGACATCCTGAATGTAACGATGACGCCACAACACGATCTGCTGGGTTGTCGCAGCCGCATTGGGGGCTGGCCAGAGACGCATCACCGGCTGGTCTAACTGACGGTCAAACCAGAACTGCAAAGGTCGGCCAAGGAAGTACTTGTTGGGCAGCGCCGTATAGTCATCACGATTCAATCGCGCTATAGGGA